TCCACATAAAATGTAGAAATCCACAGTGCGTACATCTTGTACCCGAACCTATGTTAAGTATATCACCTATATTTTTATTTCTATTTCTTTGACTACCTGTGACACCTTTTAGTGGGTGTTCACTATCCGCTACGGCAGAATTTGTGTCTAACTTGACACCTTGCTTACTCGCTCTCACTAGGTCGCTAAGGTCTAATTTTTGTAAATCAAAACCCATTTAACCACCTCAAGATGTGGTCACGAATATGTATATGTTACCAAGTATTACATGTGGGTCTGCTGATACAGGGGCATTAGCACCTATTGCCGCTACAATAGCGGTTTGTACTGCGGTTCTTTTAGTAGAATTATTAAAGTCTGCTTGTGCAAACGGACCAAGTATTGTGCATGTTTTCGCCATTTAAATCGCCTCAAGAACGGCGACCAATTGCTAAGAAAGTTCCGGCTACAACAGTTTGAGTTTTAACGGGGGGTAGTATTTTAATTGAAGCAGCAGTTAGAATTCTGCCTTGGTCAAAACCAGTTAATTGCCCATCAGCATAAGTAGTACCGTTAGCCGGGTCTAACACACCATCGAGTGATGCAGGATTACCATCCGAAGGATTAATTATAAACGCATCAATTGATGCGAGTTGAGAGGACAAATCTATAACAGTATCTCCTGCTTCATACCTTCCTGTTATAATCATTCTATCTCCGAACACTGTCGGTCTTGGGTCTATGGTTACTGCCATTATTCTTCACTTCCTGTTTCTATGGTATCTTCTACTTGACTTAAATCTTCCTCAACTATAGGAGGATTCAAATGAGATTTCACTAAATCCAAAGCCGCCGTTTTAGTTAGATAACCTGCGCCTGTTTTAACTTCATTATCTTTAAGCCACTTTAGAATATCTTTCCTAGCCCATGCAATATCCGGTATACCGTCATCTTTCAAGTCAACAGTTTCTCCTTCATCGCCTTCAATAAGGAAGGTTCTAGTATCTAATGTGTCTCGCCACTTGTTAAGCCACTCTTGAGAAACTTCGGTAGGTTTACCCCTTATCCAAACTCCCTTAGAGCCGACCATTCGGGATTCGTAATAAGCCCCTCTATAGGTTACTGTAGGCAATTAGCCCACCTCACATTAGTAGAACTGTTAAGTCACTGTCTGCGGCGGCGTTAGATGGTGTTAGGTTAATCTTTAGAGGGTCTGTTCCATCAATTGTTCCTACAATTGTATGTGCTACTCTATCATTTCTACCTACTATTGCAATAACTTTGCTCACAGGTGTTCCGTCTTGACCATCTGTTGAAGTTGTGTCAGTTGAGAAAATAATGCTACCACCTGCGGCGGCCTTTGCTTGAACTCTCACTGTAACCATTCTCATTGAGCCACCGGCGTTGTTGATAGTGTTATCATTGGTAGCGGTGAAACCGGTTATACTACCGGGGTATGCACCTGCGGCACCTGCGGCACCGTCAAGCCATCGAGTTTCGTCAACTAGAGAGCCAGTTCTCATGTCTAAGTCAAGTAGAATGTCTACATTGTCTATTCCTGTGTCATCTGCTGTTACTGTTAATCCTTTTTTTGTATTTGTTAATGCCATGTTTAATCATCTCCTTAATATTTTTTCTCCATTAATCCTCACTGTAGGTCACGAATCGAGCCATGTCCTCCAAAGAAAGTAGTCCAAACTTCTCCCATTGAACGGTACATACCCTCTTGTCCTAGACGGTTAATAGCGAATGGGTCACCGGTTTCGATACCGGATTCAAAGTATTGAGTTGGTATAGCAGTTGAGAAGTATAGGTAATCAGTATCTAGGAAGTACATACGGGATAGTCCGTCTTTTTGTATATCCTTAGATGGAATAATAGGTACACCGTTGTAGGTTGCTACGATGAAACCGGCTTCAATACCCGGTACACCCTTAACACCGTTGTAGGTTGGTGTAACTCTCTTCTCTTCCATGAACCTTTGTTGGCTTTGTAGTAGTTGTTGTAATCTCATTAGAGTATCATATCCAGTTAGGATAACCTTTGGATTACCACCACGAACCCAAATCTGTTGGAATAGGGTGTCCAAATGGTCTAATGAAAGAGTTCTACGGCTACCTGCGGCTCGGTCTGCACCACAGTTTACTTCTGCGTTTGACCATGCGTTAGCACTTCGGCTAATGCTGTAGATGTCAAGGTCAGTTGCGCCACAGTGGTCTGTACCTGCTGATGCACCAGTTTCCATAGATGTTAGTCCACCACTTGCGCCACCATCGTTACCAGTGATTCTGTCAAGTGACTCGAAATCATTACCTGCAACTGTTTCAGCGTCTTCTGTCAACATCTTGTTGATGTGTTCTGCGTGGTGCTTACCCATTTCTTCCTTTAGTACTGAGCGAATGTCGCCTAGTCCGTCATCTTTGTCAGCCAAAAACATAGCAGTTTCGCTCATATCGAATGTGTGAACAACTGTCTTAGGTTTTGCGGCTATGTGTTGGAACTGTGGTTTGGTTGTGTCCGGTAGAGTAGCGTTTTCTGCAACTCCGCCACCTTTCTCGAAGGATGGTCTGTCAGTAATAACTCTCCAACCGCTTCTTTCCCACGGCCTCTTAGGTAGTATTGAAAATGCATTAAATTCTTGGTTCAATTGTGACCAAACTTTTCTACCGTAGATTGCTTGGTAAGTACCTGCTGTACTACTTAGCATTGGGGCATCTGCTTTCAATAACTCACTACCGGAGTAGGAGTAGCCCATAGCGTTTCCTGCACCGTAAAAGTATCTTTCCATATCTGTTATGTTTCTTATGTAATCTCTTGCCATATTATTCATCTCCTTTTTTTAATTTATTATCCTCAAGCACTCCTGTATACACTATTTGCTAGTGTATGTACCTCATCCCAAGACATGTTGTTTAGGTCTTGAGTAGACGGGATTGTTACATTGTTAGAACTTACAGATTTTGCAATTGTTGTTCCTTCTGTGGTTAGGTTATCAATTCTTTCGGATAGTCCTTCAAGAGCCTTCATAACTTCACCAATTGGTTGACGAGCATCAAACTGTGCTTTTTCTGCTTGAGATTTTGCTATTGATTGTTCTTCATTGAAACGAGATGCAAAGTGTCCTTCTAAGTTGCCTCGGAATTGTTGTTCCATAGCCGCCGCTTTGTAAACTTCATAAGCCGCTTCAATATCACTTGATGAAACATTTGATGGATTAATGTAAGACTTTGAAAGGTCAGCCGGTCCCATAGCACCTGCCGGTTGTTTTCCGCCACTTTGAGTTACTGCACTGATAGCACCAGTCGATGGGCTACCTGCTGTTTGTCCTCGGCCTCTAACTTGTCCGGCGAAGTAATCTGCACCGTCTACTGTATCCGGGTTATCGAATCCACCAAGTTGTGCTTTTTCCATTTGGTCAAAGTGAAGTCTTGCATCCATGGTGTTTACACCTGCGGATTTAAGAGTGTCTTCCATCCAATTTAGATATTCAGCACTGATAACATCGCTGTACTCGTTTCCTTTTGCGTACATTTTGTCATCTTTGTCTTCTTTCTTATCTTTCTTTTCTTTCATTTCTTCTTCATCAGCCTTCATTTTCTCATCCTTCTTTTCTTCTTTATCTTCGGAATCATCTTTCTTGCCCTTGATATGTTCTCGGAGTTGAGGTGGTATTTCACCTTTCTCCATGGCATCAAGTCTTTGTTCAAGTCTGTTCATTACTGCATTTAGGTCATTGTCTATATCTGTCATTTTACTCACATCTTCTTTTAAAATTCTAAATTGCGCTTCCGGGTTAATACCTTTTTCGCAAATTGTTATTTCGTGGAGTTCCATTTTACTTATTTCTTGGTATTCTCCATGTTCTCCATCAGCCTTCCTAACACGCTTGAAAGCCTGTCCACCAATGGAGAATCCTTGCAAATTACCTTTGCGTATTTCTGCGGCTACTTCACGAGCCTTTTCTATATCGTTTCGTAGTTTACATACTACGAACATTCCTGTGTCGTCTACTTCGGACTTCCACATTCTTCCGTTAGAGTCAACATAATTATCTATGACTTCTCCAACTTGTATATTAGAGTGAGCCAATTGTACATTTCGGTACTTGTCACTCTTCATAAATCCATCAAATGCATTCTTTAATGCACCACGAGTAATTAAATCTCCTTGCTTATCAACAAGTTCTACAGATGCGTATCCTGCTACAATTAAATCGCTACCACTCTTTAGGACAGATAGCCCTGTAGATGGTCGCTGTAAGGTTAGCATCATTTTACACAACTTACTGTCATCCTACTTATAGTAAACTGATACTTTATCTCTTAAAGAAATCAATTTACTTCATTAAAATCGGACAACTGTGAAGTATTTTGTTTAATATCTATGTGTTTTATGGGTTTCTTTTCTTTGTGATTACTTTTAGGCTCAATTACTTTTTCATCACTACGCTTTCTACCATCGTAGTCCGGCATAGTTTCTTCATTAGCCAAACGAGTTGGACCACTTGGTGATTCTATAGGTGTAGCCATATCTATACCAAGCCCTTTTGGTCCTGTCCAAGTAATTTTTTCTTTAGAAAGTTGGTCTAATGCACGAGAAATAATATCTAATGCTTTTTTAGTAGTTGGTTTGAGTAACCTGTTATCATCATCGGCCTCTAATACACCTGCTGATTGTTTTTCTTGTCTTTTACGACTTGGTGGTTTTTGGTCTAATACACCTTCTTTGACTATGTGACCGTCAAACATAAGTGGTGCTACGGCACCCCAATATGGATACATACTTTCTGCTAATGTAACAGGGTAGTTAGATTTCACCATACCACTCAATGCTGTAGAAGGGTTTTCTAAATACCATAAGTTACCATAATTTACAACATCGTATTCTACAGTATCTACATCTTTTAATATAACTTTTAATTTATTATTATCGTATTCTATATCGTGTGGAACTAAAATGGGACTCAAAGATTTAGTAAGTATATCTAATGATTCTGCACTAGCCGCACCTTCACCATCACCTTTACCGGTTATTTGTTTCATTTGTACATTGAAGACATCTCTTCCACCACGAGTTTTCTTAGTTACTCCTGTAATAGATACTCTAACTACATCTCCTACTTTGTATAAGTCTGTTTGATTATGTATTGTTCCTATGTCCATATACTCTTGTCCATTAACTTCTACTGCTCTATTACCTAGTTTTGAGCCGTCTAATATCGGCCCTGCACCTAGTCTATAAGTATGTGAATTTTTACCTTTAACATCTAGTACTATGAAATTGTAGTCTTTAGTATTTCTAAGTAACATCCATTTTGGATGTCGTCTTTCACCTTTCATATATGTTGACTTACCATCTCTTAGTAAAATTACTTTATGTTCTTCTTGTAAATTAGAAACTGTATCTTCTAAACCTTCTTCGTCTGTCATTTTAGTATCATGTGGACCCGGAATAATTATGTTTTCATGACTATCGAATTGACTTCTCAATAGTTTCATTCTTTCAAACATTGTCATATCACTTACATTGTTAGCATCGTAATTTAGAATATCTATTATGTTTAATTCTTCTTCACCTAAGATACCATCTATGACATAATCTCTTTTATTTAACTTTGAAAGATTTTCTTTAAATAATTTTTTCAATCCTACTTTTTTACCATTTTCATCGTATGTAGTAATTACTTCATCTTCACTTACTATGATAACTCTTTTTCCATCATACCATTTACTTACAACCCAAGAACCGCTAAAACCTCTTAGATGATGTAAATCATTTAACTCAAATATTCTATGCATAGGTCTTATTGGTGGTGACCATTTAACATCGTCACTCTTTACTAACAATACATCGGGATTTAGAAGAGATGAAATATATGTAGAAACTTCACTCATAGCAATTGTTGAAGGGTCATCCGATGGAGATAAGTATGTATCCATATTTACCCCTTGATGTGCTGAAAGAGTATTTTGTGGTGGTGGTAAATTTGGTAGTACTTGTTGTATAGTTTCTTCTCCAAACATTGAATTTAACGCTTCTTCACTTACTCTTGGATAAAAACCCGGTTGAGTATGTTCCCCAACCATAGGTTCACCCTGTGTATTAGTTTCAATACCAAAAGATGGTTCTGCTACAAATCCTTCATGAATATCTCCTACACCAAATATATTGTAAATAGAAGCGTTAGTAGGATTCACTTTACCTATTTTAGAATGAGTGCCTAGACCTGCTCTAGCAACTGTTTCAGTTGTAGGTGCTTCAAATGCACTGTCTAATACGCCACCTCTATCATCCATCAATTTTCTTTCATCTAACACAATTAAAGAATCTAAGTTATTTCTAGTAGTAGCGGTGATTTTCTTAACTCCTTTACCCATGTCTTTTGCACCATGAGCATCAAAATCTCTAGCGTGAAAATATTCTAATCCACTATTCTGCATTGATTGACCAAAATGTTGCGTGTTAAGAATATGGTTTAGTGATTGAGATAAACCGTGTATAGGATTTGCCTTCCAATTTTCATTTTCTTTTCCTGCTCTTTTTTGTGCAATAGATATTGCATCGTGTATATTTGAATTATGTAAGTCATGATGAAACTTATCATTACTGTTTAACTCATCATATTCAGTACCCATAATATCATCATTAGGAGTATGTAAATGAGATACATCTGCATTTCCTATTTTTGATAATGCACCACTTGTAAGCATATTTCTTACTGTTGAAACAAATAGAGGTTGTTGTCTTATAGAAGATTCATTGATAATATTAGCAATATGTTCTTTCATACCGGGAGTTTTTTCTAAATTTAATTTATTAATTACTTCGTCAATAGACATATTACCATCTATTTCTGCGCCATTATTTAACAAATGATTTGCAATAGTCTTATGTTCGTTTACTTTTTTAGGTTTTTGATTAACTACATTGTAATCTATTCCATAAGTTACAGGTGACAAGTCATGATTGTCAGTTGCTAAAATATGCCTTTGTGTATCAGCCAATAATTTTTGTACATTATGTATAAACTGTGTGGGATTACTAGGGTCGAAAGCATTGGGTTGCTGTTCAATAACTAGTGGTATCATTACATTTTTAGCATAATCTACTATTGTATCATGATGGGATTGTAACATATCTAAATATTGTTTAGCATTAATTTTCCAATGATTACTAGGTTTATCTTTTTGTTTTGTTGATTGTTGAACTTGATTTAATTGAGTTACGCTATTTTGTAAATCCTCTCTTAAACCCATTACTTGTTCTTGTGACAAATCGGGATTTGTAAGCATTTCATTTATAGAATCAATAGTTTCTCTTATTCTATTTTCTTTCTCAGTAGAAATAGAACTACCACCAAATCTTAGAATAGATTGTATAACTTCACTAGGATTTGTTTTAGGTTTATAACTTCTACTTTTTTTATTTTCTAATTTTCTTTGGTGAAATTTAGATGTTATACTTTGTAATGCAGAATTAGCCGCATTTAGATTTATTTTATCATTAACATTAAAATCAAAGTTATCTCTATAATAATCATGTAATTGCTTATATTTTTCATTGTTTTTATCAACAGATAAACTTTCTATAAAATCATTGATTTTTCTACCATCCGTTGTGTTAAGTATTTTACTAGCAGAATTTACTAACCTAACTATTGGAAAGTCACCTGTTTCTATAATATCTTTAACATTACCATAAGTAGTAGGTTTTGAATCCCATCCTACATAATCTTTGAATTCTTGAAGGTCAAGACCTGCTGATAGTGTTAAATCTCCTGTTAAAAAATCTTTAAGTTGACCTATGGATTTTTTTGATGGAGTAAACGGATGGCCTACTCTATTCAAAAATGTATTATGTAATTGCGCTTTAACTGCTCTTTCGTGTAATCTACTATCACTAGGAGTGCTTCCATACATAGATTCCGGTTTTTGAGCAAATGTAGGGTTGGTTGATGTGTGTGGTGATAAGTGTTGATTGAATGAATCTAATTGTCGTTTAAATGCAGGAGATGCTGTCCTCATCATATATTCATACATAGGATTGATTGCTGATTTATGTTCAGTATAATTATTTTTTTCACTTATATTACTTCTTTTACTTGTTCCAAATGGTGAGAATATGTTTTGAATTGGCATTTGTTCGGGAGTATAGTTAAATTTGAAATCGTTAAAGTTACCTATTTCTTGTGAAAAAAGTGGACCAAAGTGCATTCCTAAAATAGTATTTTCTTGGTTTGGCATCCAAAATTGGTTATTAGTAGGGTCTGTTTGAAACATAATTGAGTTGTTTTTATCATGTGACATAGAGTGTACAAAGTCTATCCATGTAGCAGGTGATACATTCATTCCCGGTATATTGTTGTATAATGAAGAGTAAAGTTTACCCGGACCGTATGTATATCCATCGGGGTCTGTTTCCCAAAAATCTTGCTTTTCCTCATCGGGATGAGGACCATGTGGTGACTTTAAAAATGCTAAATCATTTGACATTTCTTTTGCTAACTGTTGAACTGTTCCGTTGCGTTGTGCATATTCTTGTGTTTTTTCTAGCGTTGGTAAATCAATAATTGGTCCATCCATTTTACCGTGTATAGGATGATTTTCAATTAACTGTTTTGTATTAGGGTCAAATCCTGCTAAGAAAAGTAAATCTTCCATAGAGAGTCTTTTGTGTTTAGATACTCTTTGTAAATCTTGATAAGTATAATTATCTTTAGGTTTTGTTTTATGTGTTTCAAGTGATGGTAAAACCTGTAATGGTTCTTTACCATCAACAGCGTATTTTTCATTAATTTCACTTAATATATAGTCAGCAATAGGGTAATCTAACAAATCATTTTGATTATGAACTGATTCACCTAAAGCACTACGAATGAATCTATTTTCACCTTGTGAGTAATCATCTTCATTAGACTGATTTCGATAATGAGCATTACGACCAAAATTTTGATTTGACCTAAGCATGAAGTTCATTTCGGGTGTTCTTCTAAGTAAATTATTTACTGCTATTCTAGCAGTAGGTATTTTTTCTCCATTAGGTAATGTAAATGTTGATTTATTATCTATACCTTCATGTAACTGTTCTTCAATTGAATCTCTTTCTTCGGGTGTAAACCATTCAAGTCCGTACATAAAACCGTCTAAACCTAGTTCACCTTCTTGACTTGTCCAGTCTTTTACTTTATCATCAAAATGACTATGGCGTAACTCACTTTCTAATTCTTTTGCTTTCAATCCTTTACTTTGGAGTTCAGTTTCTAAATCAGCATTTTGTTTCTTCCATCTTCTGTAATCTCTTTCATATAAGTGGTGTTGATGTTGTGCTACGGTTCCGGGGGTATTAATATCTCCAAGTATAGGTATAGTAGTTGAACCACTTTTGAAACCGGTAACTAAAGGACTATTTTTTTCAGTCATAGATTTATACCACTTTTTTTCCATCTCCATTTCTTGATTGCTTGCACCACCTAGCGCAAACGACCTAAGCACCTCTATCATATTAGGTAAACCTGTTGCGTGATTTATTTGTCTTAGTGGATGATTCATTTCGTGATATGGAAAGTGAGAGTCAGTGTAAGATGACTTAGCATCTGCCCTATAAGTAGGGTATATTGAATGACCTCTACCTTCTCTACGAATCATACCGTCAGCCCAAACATGGTTTGTTGGCTCACCAAAAGTAGGTTTAGATGATAATAAATATCCTGCGCCTTCTTTTTTATCAAATTTAATTATTGTTTCAGCAGTATCTTTAAGATTTAAAGAAAATAAATCGTTAGGAGATTTTTCTAAAGATTCCCACGCCATGATGTATTCTGCGGCAGTTCGAGATAAATCTAAACCATCGTAAAGTGAGATAACAAAATCATTTTTACGAATGTAGAAATCTTGTAACATATTTTCACCGCCTATGATAGCGGTTCAAATTGAGGGCAAGCGTGTATATCCATACCCTTGTGCAAATTGCATCCTTCGGTATTTGTACCACCACACTTTCTACATATTATTGGTAATCCCGCTTCTCCCGCTTCTCTAAATTTAGAGTTGATATTTGCTTTTTTAACCGCTATTGGTTTCACAATATCACCTTAATCAAAATTTTCTTCTCTAACGACTCCTGTATCGGAGTGTGGGTTTTGTCTTGATGATAGTTTATCCATATTCACTTTAGAATCGTGTTTCTTTCTTTTAGGTTTACCATCTTCGGCTTCTATGGTTTTACCGTTAGTAGTAAAATAACCGGACTTTGTTTGACCGCCCGATTCTGCTACAAAGTGAGGGTTTACATCAGTAATTTTTTCCGGTGGGAATCCCGGTTGGGCTTTAGCCATTTTATCACAACCTGCTTTACACATACCCGCTTTATTTACTTTAGAACCACAAGATGGACAATCTTTACACTTACATGGTTCTTCACCACAGTCACACTTGGCTTTTTCTAAAGTATTTAATCTATCATTCATGATTTTTGCTTTTTCAAGCATAAGTGTAGTTTCATAACTTACTTCTTCATATCTTGGTTTCATTGTATCATCTCCCTGTCTTTAGATTTGTTTGCTAACTCATGAATGTCATCCCAATCCATATTATGGAATTCTTCATTAGTTTGTGGAATAAACGAATTTTGGCCTTTTAAAATACTATTATCATTAAGGTCGTTTCTAAATGGGTCATTCTGTACATCTTCGGTAAATGGTGTAGTAGTTTTTACCATACCCATCTTTTTTAATAATGATTGAGGATTATTAAGTAATTTTTTCAAACGCTGATTTTCTTGCTTTAGTAGTTCAATGCTATTATCCATAACTTCCATTTTAGTGATTAAAGCGTTTACTAAACGCTCGGAGTTATCTTCTGTCATTTTAAGACCTCAATTAATATAGCGACCAAATGTACCAGTGGTAGGAGTAAAATTAGACTTTCTAATTCCTGTAGTAATAGAACCGGGGAGTCTTTTTCCTTCGATAGAACCTGTTCTACCTCTTGCTTCTGTAAACTTCAATACAGGTACTCCACCTGCATAAATATCATTAATTCCTCTACCGGTTTCGGATTTCGCTATAACTGTATTTAGGTCATCTGCAAGGAAATCTGCTAACTTTTGCACTTCTGTTAAGTGTTGTTTTGCTACTTCCGCATTGTCGCTCTCAAGAGCAGTTAAGAATCCCTTTTGGGCTTGTTCAAGTTTTCTTGCCATTGGGTGCATCTTCTTTAATTCCATCTTCTTCCCTACCTATCTCACATACTACTATGTTAAAAGCGTTTCTTACGCCCCTCTAAATCTTCGTGCATTTTGCATGGCATTTACATTTTGTTGTCCAATCGAAGGTGGTGGTCCTCTTTGTTGTACACTAGTTACAGGTGCGCCACTACCCGGTGAGGTTCTTCTTTCGGGTGCGGCAGGACCACGGTTGCGTATTCCTACTCCTTGACCACCGGGTTGTGGAGGTGGTATTGGCATATTACCTTGTGGCATACCCGGAGGCATTCCTCGCATCATAGGTGCGCCCTGCATCGGCATTCCACCCATCATACCCGGAGGCATTCCACCCATCATACCCGGAGGCATTCCACCCGGAGGCATTCCACCCGGAGGCATTCTTCCTCCACCCGGAGGTGGTGCGCCACCCGGAGGTGGTGCGCCTTGTTGTTGTTCTTCGGGTTTAGGTTTACGATAAACAAATTTAATATCATTACTAGTATCACCATTAACTAATTCCGGTACAAATCCTAGTTGAGCCATTCTTTGTGCTACATTCAATTCTTGCTCATCTCGGCGTAGTCTTGTAATTTCATCTTCTTCTTCATTTGGATAAAGAGTTAATTTCCAATCATGTACTCCCATTTGCTTTAGAATCTTAGGGAACAATACATCGGTATAGATTTTTTGCCCAAACTCTACTGCACGATTAGTAACAAGAATCTGTAGACCTTCATTATTAAGTCCACCGGACTTACCGTTGTCTACCATAAAAATACTCGATACACCAAAATATGCGGCTATACGATTTCTTATTTCATCACGAACAGCAATATATTGCATTTCTTCAAGCGTGTCCATAAACTTGACCCAATTTACGCCACCTCTACCTGTACTAGATTCTATACCAACTTTAGGGATGTAGTGTGGGTCCCTCTCCATTTTTTCATCTACAGACTTCCAAAATGATTTCATAGACTCAAGATTATCAGTGGTAACAGAAATAATACCTTTTGGCATTCTACGCTTTTGATATGCAGTATACATGTAATTATCCATCGCTGTTAGAGTCATGGCTTGTCGCCACATCGTATTTACCGGTGAACGACCATATAATTTAGATGGGTTATATTTACTTAAATGTAAAACTTCACCTTCAACGAAGTATTGTGTTTTACCACTTCCTGCCATATTGACATAATGTACATCTTGTAAATCACTACCACAAACTTCACATTTGTCATCTTCGGAATGTGTCTTAACTTGGTCACGATGAATTAAACAAGTTTTGTAACGACCACCTCTTACCCCTCTTTTATCAGCAACTATTCGCATAAAAATAGGGTCACCTCTAATCATTTCCTTTACACGGTAAAATGATACTTCTTTGGTTTCGGGGTCAATATAATATTCTTTTACAAATATTAGAAACGCATCATCTACAATATTCAAATCGTTTTCTAACTCATGTAATATATGTAGAAATTGTTGTTCCATACTGTTTTCTTGCTTAAGTAACCATTTAGCATAAGTTAGTTCTTCTGTTTCCGGTCCTCTAACTTCACCGCCACAAGTTTCACAACTTTCTACATCATGACTAAATTCTTCATCGCATTGAGTACATTTCTTATGAAATCTTTTTTCCCAATAATATCCTCTTCTAAACATTTCTTGCCTAAGTTTAGAAAGAACTGTTCTAAGAATTAAACATTCTGTGCTTACCGCAAATAGCGCAGGAATAGTAATTCCTTGTGCCATTACCGGTTCTTGAATACCACTTGTCCAAAGTGGCATTGTAGGTGTAGGAGATGACTTACGCTTGAAGGGTTTACTTAATGTCGAAAGAAAACGACTTATTCTACTATCATCATCCGCCATTACAAACTCTCCGCATATCTACCTATTGTATCTTCATCCAAGTCCCATTTACTCAAGAAACTATCGGCCTTTTTCTTATCGTCTTTCCAGTTATTATATGTAACAACACGATATAATTCATTCTTTCTCATCTTATCTTTTTCATCTACAAAGGATAAAACTGCTTTTGCTTGCAACGATTTCATTTTTAAATGTGGTAAAATTCCTTTTAATAGTTGTCTTAAATCATCTTTTGATGAGAAAATAAGGCGGTGTTGACTTCTTACACTTTTTTTGTGTATTCTTTGATTTAATACTAAACGGCCACATCCTATCGCTTTATGTAACTCTTCACATTGTAAACGACCTCTATCACCGGTAGCAATAAAAGTGGCTCTTGGCTCACCTCTTTCTGTGATAAATATACTACCGTCAGCATCGAGGAAACCTGCGGCATAAGCCCATATATCCTTTATAATTAAACCGTGAGTATCTAATTTAACAAAATTACCTCTACTACTACTTTTGTAAATATCTACTTCTTCACCATACATTTTGAGTAGCATTCCTATTTTTGTTGGAGTAGCAGATTTAGAAATAATACCAACACCTCTACGAACTAACTCTCGACTACTAAGTGGACCGGATTTTGTCAATTCTTCCGAGATGAAATTAAGAGTTTGTTTATCAGTTTTTGTGAGTGAATCTATTTGGTGTAATGTGTTAGACCACATTTTTCGAGCATCCTTTTTTACTTGTAAAGCGTTAGCCCATTCTTTTTGTTCATCTATGCCCCAATCTATATTATCATTTAAAATATTTAAAACGGTCATAGATTTAAGATATAGTTGACATGCTTTTTGTAAAGATAGTGAGCGTGTTTCACCGAATTTGCGTAAAGCCTTAAGATTTCTATCATTGAGTCCTATGTTTTTTATTACATCTTCTAAACCTTCACTCCATGAAAGATTACCTATAGTGGCTTCTATTTCCATAGATTTTATTGTACGAATATCATCAATTATAGAATCAATACTTTCACGGTTATTTTTATCTAATCTACGCATTTTTCTACACATACGAATAATAGAATTAGCATCTTTACCGTATGTGCTTTCTAACCATCCATCACCATTAGGTGCAAAACTATAAGACTTAATATTATCATTAGAAAATATACTCGATGTTTTTTCTATAGGTGCTTTATTAATTACAAAATTAGGATGTTGAGATAAATTAGATATAACACTTTTAGTTAAATCATCAGCAGGGTGGATGGTTAAATCATACTCATCACCGAGTAAAGCACTACCCCACATATTGACCACCTAATTGTCCTATCTATTTAATGTATTCCAAGCGTCATCGAATGCTTTTTTCTTATCATCAGCATCCATAGTCTTAGTAGGTGCTTTTGGTGGTTTACCTCCAACTGCAATTACTACTACCATACCTTTCTTTTTCTTTTTATCTTCATCTTTCATATTTTTCATCTCCTTTACAATTGTAGGTTTACCACCGACTCCTTGTTTCTTTGCTCGCTTTCTTTTAGTAGCGGCTTGCTTCTGTCCTTCGGACATTGAGCCGGAAGTCTTTGGAGTTTTACTTGTAACTTTTACACTTGGTCTACACTTTGGATAACCCTTGCTACTTTTCTTAGCCTTTGACCTACCACATGGTGGATGTTTACCATCTTTGTTTTTACGAGATACATCTACCCATTTTTCTTTGAACCATCGGTTCAAGTTCTTAACAATAAGAACATCATGGCAGGTACATCTATCAGTCACAGTATCACCTTACTGCAACCATTTTTTTGATATTTTTCTGTTTATCCATTAATGCATAACAAGGACATTTAGGTGAAGATGCAGAACATTGATTGCCTTCTATCATACATACACATGGTGTTTTTTTAGTGCCACCACAACAACATTTATCTTTTTTAAGTTTCATTTCTTCTTCCCCTTTTTCTTAAACTTACCACGGCAGTATTGCACCGCCCACCCATTCGCATAGGCTGATGGATAGACATCGAATTTTTTCTTAGCCGCCGCTTTTCCAGCAGGGCATAATTTCTTTTGCATATAATCCCAAGCACTTCCCATGCCTGTACAATGTTCACAATTACAACTCACGGTATCACCCAATCATTATTTCCATGATTTCTATGTGGTTTACCGGTTAGCCATTCATCAAATCCGGGCATCACATCATCAAGTAGTACTATTGAACCTTTGAATTCTTTTGTTCCCCAATTAGCCAAAGCCAAAGCCATAGCCAAGTCATCGTGAGTTCCTACAGATTCTAGTTTGCCATTCTTTTGCATACCAAATCTGTTTAACTCGGATTCTAACTTATGGGTAAATTCACGGCTTCGCTCATCACCGTATGGAGTTTTTATCTGCCCTTGCTCAAACGCCATAAGAAGTGACATGAACATACTCTCTTTTCTTTGGCGTGTCGTCATAAATGTACGAATTGGTATATCTCCCCTCATATCTTGGAGTTCAGCCGCAAACATACGCTGAAAGTTGTTACCTTCAAGTTCAATCAAGTCCGGTTGAAACCTGTTATTTAACAGTAAAATTTGTTTTTTCTGTGCCGCACCACCAAGACCTTTTTCGTGTACTATACCCACGATTTGTTTTAGGTTATCTCCCGGTGGTGTTCTAAGAACTAACATAGCAGTAAAGTCAGCATTCTTATCCGAAGCGATAGCAGTATCCCAACCAATGAAATGTTGCCCAAAGACACCTGCCGGATTACCCTCTTCATCGAATTCAGTATCAGCCCTATCGAGTAACACTAAGTCCTTATCACGAGCCGCATCTAGTATAGTAGCAGGAAACATACTCGCTACATCGTGAATAGGTTCACACAGATACTCACGGCTAAATTGTATAGCGGGCATTGATAATCGCCGTTGTTCAAGAGCCTCAAGATTCCATCTTTCCGGCCAAAGGGCTACACCTTCGGCATTAATTGCAGGATATGTTTCTACAGTAAAAGTTTCCTTCTCTTCAAGTTCAGCATACAAGTCATTGTAACTAAACGGTGTACCGACCATCATCAATCGTGCGGTGTGGTGGAGTACCGGAAGTAATACACCATAGAACCAATCGGCGGCTCTTTGTAATTCTCCACCTGTAGTACCCCACAAGATGTCATCGCATACAACTACATCCGGGTGGAAACCACGAGTAGCACCACCAACCGACTTAGCCATGATACGGCTACCGTTGGTAAACTCAAAGTAAGATTTAGCCCATGGTCTGCCTTGTTCGGGTTTTAGATGTCTAAGAATTTCTGCACTTTCTATACTATTACGAATAAATCTCATGTGTTCAAGTGTCTGTTCTAATGAGTGAGAGAAAATCATAATGTGAGTACCCGGATTAAAAGCGGCTATCCATAAAGCATAGGACATAAACAAAGTAGATTTACCGTGGTCACGGCTTGCTTTAACACAATAGTATCTTGTACTCTTCAAACCTTCATCCCACATCTCATGATGTCTGCTGTAATGAAATTTAAGTATGTCTGTGAAAAAGAACTTAAATGACTTTTCAGCCATCTTTCTATCCATATCTAGGATAAACTGTTCCATGTTTTCAGTCATAGTATCATCTCAATTTTAGTAAAGTATATGCGGCGAATGAACCCATTTGATGTGGTGTCATCTTGTAGACCATATCAGCACCTAACTTTTCAGTAAGTGCAGTAACGAATGA